CGTGGTATGTATTACCTTGTTTAATGGTTACGGGATATTCGAGTAGGTCTACTATATCTTGCAATATGTCGCCATCCTCTTTGCTATAATCGAATAAAAACGCATCATAAGTATACAATACGATTTTTGTTTTTTTACCTTTTAAATAATCAAGTACCTTTTCTAATAACATAACATTAGTTGATGTTTCAGTACTTTGAATTATATAGTTGAATAATTTTGCTGGTGTTATTTCAGTGGTATATGAAAATGTTTTGTTTGTTGTTGTATATGATTTGCCATATTGGTACGTATTCCACATATCATCAATAAACATATTTACATTTTTAAAGAATGGTTTGGATTGGTATTCATTCCACACACCACCATACAATTGTTTGAATGTTAATTCCTTAGCTGCTTGTTTATCTACGCCTAATAGTTCACCCAATACATCATATGTGTTTTTATCTTTAGGAAAATTAAAACCAATCAATTCACCAATTAATCGTGGATGATAACCCTGAAAGTCCATTTCAATAAACATATCATTTTCAGGTTGATAACACATACGTTCGCCGTCATCTTTATTTAATGCTGCAAAATTAACGCTATTAAATGTGTTAGATGGGCGCGATGTTGTTGTATACAGATTGTATTGAGTGTATATTTTTCCGCGAGATAAATTGAATTCTGGGTGGGGTATCTTGCTTTGGTAATAGTCGATGAAACAGTCTTTATTGAGCTTTATACCGTTTGATTCGAGCTGATAAAATACATTAGATGTATGATCATTGTTAAAATCAAATTGGATACTTGGTGTATGTGATGCGATAATAGGCGCAACGATACTAAATGTATTTTCCCACTCTTCATAATGTTTGCTGATTGGTATTAGGCAATTAACATTAGGTAGATAATAATGATGAGAATAGTAAAATTCACTACAGTTAGTTGGTACTTTATGTGTATGCTGAATGAAATTTACATCAAATAATTTGTGTGGTTTATTGAAATAATATAGTGCTTCTTTCTTATCTAGCACCCACATCTTTTGTGTATTATTAAGTAACCACCATTCAACATTTTCTTTCTTTAAACCAAATGATTCATTGTGGTTAATACACAGCATAAATCCTTTAGTTCTAATAAGATCCCTAACGTAAACTAAACTCAATTCAGTTAATGCAGGATGATATTTGTTGTTTTTGGGGATGAAACTGACGAAACAGTCCCCAAAACTGCCCAGCTTTTCTAGCTGGTCTAAGCGTTCAATAATATAAAACATAACCTTTTTATTTGAGTTAAATATAAGACCAAAAATTTAGGCCAACAAGAAAGTCTTTAAACCGGGTATTTGAGTTTCGGCTTTATCTAGTTCAGCAGATCCTCTAAATACTGTTCCTCTACTTATTACAGCAGACTGATATAGAGGATCATTAGTGAAGTTATTATATGTTTGTTCGTCTACTTCTTTTATTGATATAGGGAATACATTTATTTTTTTAAGAAAATAACGTTTTGGTGCTCCTACCTGTGGTGGGAGTGATGTTGGTGTTGATGGTGCTGGGGTGGCAACTATTTTTGATAATTCTTTTGATTGAATAGTATAAGTTTTTCCAGTATAATATTTACTATCCAAAACAACACAATAATATCCTTGATAGTATTTGCCTGTACTGTCGATATATTCATTTCCTCGAGTGTATTGATTTTCTAATATTTTATCTGCTGGTATCATTAGTTAAATTCTCCGCTTGTTATACGATTTAATAAATCATTTGCATATCCTATTCTTTTACCAGTTTCTGCAGCTGATAAAACGTCAGCATATGTTGTGTTAGCTCCTTTAGTTATACCGTCATATCTTTCATATAATGCAGCAGCAGTAACAGCTTCTTCTAGGCTGGTAGATGATTTTAATCTATCACCTGCTAATTTTTCATTACCATTAAATTCACTAATTATAAATTCTAACTGTACATTTAGTGTATCCCACCCCTTTTTAAATTTCTTCAAACTTTCAAGTCTAGGACCTAACCACTGAGCAATACCATATGCTCCTCTACTATTTGTTAGTGTTGGATTTAATTGTGATTCTTGTAATAGGCTACCTACAAAGGCTGCTGTTTGAAAATCAGTATAGCCTTTATTTCTAAAGAATTGAATTGCTATCTTTAAATTTGTTTGATTAAAACCAGCAGTAGATATTGGGGATGTTGCAGATAGTGATGTTAATAGGTTTAATGGTATTCCTTCTGTTATAAATTTAGACCAAAATCCATCAGTCGCAACAGTAATGTCATCAGATGCAGGGATGATAAATGGATATGCATCTATAGTAGTAACCCAATCGTTATTTTCTAGTTTGTGGTTGAATGCTTTAACTAAGAATCCCAATTGTCTACCATTACCCCCAGTATTAAAGAATTTATATCCTTTAGGAAGGATTTCTTCATTTATTTTAAATAAATTTCCAATAACAACACCACCAAACCCATCCATATCCATTGTTAAAGTTATTGGTATAATGCTTGAGAAGTTGTTTGGGCTTTCTTTTAGTTGGGAGAAGAAACCTAGCATGTCTCTTAAAACATTATTGTAACTTCCTGGGGCATATTTTAGGTTAGTAGATCTATTTAATATTGTATTAACTACTCTTTGACCCGATAATGCTGATCCTACACTTGTTGTTTGTTGATAATCTACACTGTCTCCTAAAGAGCTAAAATATTTTTGTAATTGAGAGAAATTAGCAAGCAAAATACCTATGTAGCTATCTTTATCATTATTTTCATCATAAGATGGAGTAACTACTCTTGGCTTTAATCTGTCAGTAATGTTATTGTTATATGCAGTTAGTGTACTATTTTTGTATCCTAATTGACCTGATGATTGAAATGCTTGAGCACTAATGGCTATCATTGCTCCTTGTTCGGGAAATATCTTTGATTCTAATTTATAACTACGAGCTGTTGACTTTAAATTATGTAATTCAATCTGGAATAGGTTAGAGGTTTTAGCATCAGGTGTAATGTTTAAATCAACAATACGTGCTTTACTGTCTCTACCGTCTATATGAATATCAAAGTCATTTATGTTACCAGTACATTCCTGCATTGTTTGGCATATAACTTTAAAGAAGTCAAGAATGTTAATTGTATTCTTACCTTGTGGATCTTTAGCTTCAATATTAGAATTAGTAAGTATTGAATGTAGGTAATCTATATCTAAGTAGAAATTTGATATATGACCTGAGCTATAGTTGCTACTCTTAACAAAGTATTCTTTAAGGCTGCCCAAACCTTTTAAAACTTCTTTAGCAGTAACTACAGTAGTAGCTGCTACTTGAGATGTTTTTTGGCTTAATATAAAGGTACCCCAAGTACTATTATTATAAGTTAATGGTTGCCAGCCTAATTCTTTACTTAAGATGTTTTTAATATTTATATCATCTGGTTTTTGTAATATAAATACAGTTCCATTAGGGGCATTTGGATTTGAAATTTGAGGATTAATTGTAGTAAATAAATTAGTAAAGTTGTCTTTAGCTACTTTGTTTCCATACTTATTAAGATGTTGGTCTTGAGCATATGCAGTTAATAATTTAAATAATTCACCAACATCCTTATACCCTAAAAAACTTAAAAAATTTAATCCAAATTGACCAGACTGGGTACTAGAAAATATAACTTCATTTCCTTTAATTTCACCGTCACCACTTGTATTGGTTGGGTTTGTTGGATCAAATATACCTAAAACATAATTGTTTGATCCTATATATTTAATGTAGTTAATTGTTTCTTCTCTTGCTTTTTTAAGGGCATTTTCAAAATCTTGGATTGGGGAATTAGTAGAAGAATTTTTCATGTATTCTTCTATAAAAAATACTAATTCAAAACGACGTTGAGATGTTCTAGGTAAGAATGTAAATATATCTTTAATTCGTTTAGAGGTAGGTCCTTGAACAGCTGCACTTGGTGCTTGTACACCTTTAGTTTGACCTTCTATCCACACATCACCTTTAATTAAACATTTAGTTGGATCTGTTGATATTTGGAGAGGGTGAGCAATACATTTTAAGTCAACGGCTACAGATCCTGGTACTTGGTAATTTCTATCATATGTTATTACTTCAATAAGGGTAGAATTACTACCTTTAGCATCTTGATTTTGAGGTAAAACATATGTGTTAACTAAATCACATAAACTTTCTAAAGTAATATAATAATTAAACTTATCACCCAATGCATTAGGTGGGGGCAAATTATTTGCATCTCTGTTTTTAAAACCCCATTGTTTTCTAAATATATGATATGTTTTTCCCTTAATAACCATATCAGGATAAGGTCCTGTAAGGGTAGTTGCATCTGGAAATTCTTTATTATTTGCAAGAAGAGATTGTATTTCAAACAATAGTCCACTTAATATTCCTTTTGAATAATAGTCTTTTACATCATCTGGTTTGGGGGATATTGGCTTTAGTATTGTGGAAGGTGCTAAAGTAGAAGTACATTCTTTTATTAAACCAAACGATCCAGTACTACCTAAATCAATATTTAATGGAGCGTAGTTTATTTTTAATGACTCTAATACTTCACCTAATGAAATAATGTAAGTTGTACAATCATATCCTCCATCTGATCTAGCTGACCATTGATAATTTTTAACATATCCTAATATTGCTTCATATTCACCCTTATTGTCTCTACATTTTTGGAATATGTCTTTGTATGCTTGCTGGAAGTCTAAGTTGTTTTTAGATGAATCTAAAATATCATAGTAGCTTGGAATAAATCCATTATAAGACCAACCCCATTCTAACAATACTGTGTAGCCAGGGCGCATAAATAATAATTCTAAATCTTCTAGTTGTTGAATATCCCAGCATTGGAATGTTACTGTAGCTTCAATTAATGAACCATAAGCTGTTTTGCATTCGGCATTCATACCTGTAATACCAGGCATAGGTCTCATACCACGAAGATACGGGTTTCCAGAACTACCATTACTGCTGTATGCGTTGTTAATAAATGAAGTACCAACACCAGATTTTCTATCAAATACTCCTGTGGCTGAATTTGTTAAAGTACCGCCTTGTAAAACATATTTTTTAGCTAAAGCACCAGCATCACCATTAACTTCAACACCAGACGTCATTCGTATAAATGCGTTTCTAGTTGATTGATAGGTAACTAATTCTGGGCGACGAGTAGGATTAGATAATCTATCTTGTCTATTAGATAACGATGATGTAACGAAATCTGGGAATGTTTCTTTGAATATAGACATAACATTTATCTGGCTTGGTTAAACTGGTTAAATAGATTTATAACGAAATTTACATCTGTTGGTATTCTTAATTGTGTGCCTGGCTCTGGGAATAGTGCTCCTTTAGTTGTATTATTATTTGCAGCTGCAATTATCCACCATAGGGTAGTATCACGATAATAAGAGTAGGCTAGATTATCAAGTCTATCTCCAACAGTAGTGATAACATACACATCCGATTCTGCCAAAGGAATATTTGGGTAAAATTTACCTTTGTAATAGGGACGATCTGTGTATTCTGTCTTTAATATGTCTCTACTGTTATAACGTTCCATTTATTCAGTCTTTACAGGTATATCTTTTATAAATTGTTTTATTTTCTTAGATGAAATAAAGAATCCAGCATCCTTTTTATCTTGATTACCATTAGGAATTGCAGGAATTGCAGGTTGAGGCAAATATCCAAAGAATCCATCTGTAGCACTATATTGTGGTAATTTATTATGTACAATAGTAAGATTAAAAGATGCATTTATATTCATTGCTAATAAAGCATCTTCACTTATATCCCAAGCAGTATCATCTGGTATGTCGTAGCTTAGGTTATTTAATATAGCATATTCTCCTACTAAATAATTACCAACATTTACTTTTAATAAAATACCACCTAATAAATTGTTATCGCTATAAGCACCAGCTGTTGTAGATGCTAATTGACCTAATGCTCTATGTTTTCTAAATAATTCTACTTTATTAAAGCAAGGTATTTGTAGGTTAAAAGATACACTACGTTTAAATTTATTATAGATGTAGAAACTTTCTGCTCTACCAGTGTAATTAACATCACCCCAAGTAGCATCAAAGTTATCTTTAAATCCATTCATATATGCTGAAAATAAAAATCTATCTTTGTCATCTGAAAGACCAGTGAATGGGTTAATTGCTCTGAAAGCAACTGACAATATATTAGCATCAGTTCTTCTGTTATGGACATTGGTATTGCCATATTCTGCTTTAGATCCTGAAAATCCATCTACTAATTTTCTCCCACCATAGTATTTGTAGTCAGTAGCAGTTCTATCTAATCTAGAATCTACTGTTGATATAGAACCAGTATAAGATCCTACTTCATCACCATTATAATAGTATTGAGTTAATGTAGATTGTTGGTCTACTTTTGCTTTTAATTCTGAATATTTTCTTAGTGTTGGAGAGTTACTAGTACCATTAGCTCCAGCTGGGATATTTTGGGTATAGTTAACTGCATTTTTATTAGGTGTTGGAAATTCAACTTCTGGTGTGACTAGGATTGGGGCAAACTCTTCAAATCCTAAAGCTTCATTAAATTCAGCTAAAGGATTTATCGTTTCTGTATTTCCAAAATACTGACTTGATACTCCTAATAAACCTTGATAATTTATTATTCCTTTATCTTGTGATTGTTGTTTATTTACACCATTTTTTGTGTAATCATATCTTTTAATAAATGTTTTTCCAATACCATAAACAGACCCAGGACCACCAACATATTCATCTATCATTTGTTGTTGTGGTTTAACAAATAATGATCCACCTGGTATTATTGATAGTATTTGATCAAGGGTACTTAGTGATCTACTTTGTGGTGGGTTATCTGGTAATAATTCAATTGCTTTTTGAACTAATCTGTTAGTACTCCTTTGAGGTAATCCAGCTCCTACAAACTTAGTATTTTGGTTATTTGCTCGTACTACAGCTAAATATTTTGTATTATCGTCTTGTACAGGTAGTAAACCGTGTCTATTAAAGTGAACACCAAATGCATTTACTGGTATTTGAGCGATTGTATTAATACCTAAGTTATAGGTACGAGTTGGACCAATACCAACTTTACTAATAGCAGAAGATATTGTATCTATAAAACTAATACCAGTTTTAATAGATCTAGATTCTAATTTTGGATTTGATAATTGTAAGCCTACTTGCTTAGTAATCCATAGCGGTCCTTTTGGTAAATCAGTTAAGAATTTACCAATACGAAGAGTATCAATCACTGATGATTTTGTGGCTCCTACTACTCCTCCTCTAACTAACCCATCATCAAATCCTATTTGATTTATAGGGTTATTGATATCGTTTGTAATGTAAGGTTGACCACTATTGCCACCACCAGGACGATCCTTTCCGTACTTAAGTGATTTTAAATCAGTCTTAAGATCTATTAAAGGCATTATCTAGGTTTGTTGTCTGAGTATTTGAAACTAGGCTTAAACTTATCTTTAGTATCACCAATATCTAAGCGAGATGGTTGTGGTTTTTGACCTACACCGCTAATAGTTCTCCAAGTTACATCAGGTTTACCATCTGTTGAGTAATTCAAATGTAATGAATCTGGTGGAACTGGATTAACACCGAATTGCTGAGGTCTAGCACCTTTTAATCCTAAAATGCCTGTTTTTAATTTGTCTAATAATCCCATGATTGTATGTTTAATATAAATATTTAATTATTATGCTGATTGATAAGTAGCTCTTACTATTCCTGTACCTACTGCACGGCCGTCTAAGTTAACGCCTATTTTAGTAGATTTAGTTACATCGATTAATGTTGACATTAATTCTTCTAATTTACCATTATTACCACCACCTAAATTTAATTTGCCTTTAGGGAATGACATAACATCATCACCTTTAAATAAATTAGTCCCAGCAATTACTGTATCGTTATTATTTAATGCTACTGTACCTGTTGGTGTTGTTAATGTTCGAGCACCATAACCAACCATATCATCTGCACTGCTCATTACTCCACTAGCTAATCCAGCAACACCTCCTATTAAGGCACCCATAGGACCTCCTACCGCAAATCCGGCAGCAGCTCCTAAAACTCCTTTCATTAAGGTATTACCTAGTATTGATTGTATTCCTGATATTAATTTTCCTACTAATCCAACAGCATCTGAAAGTACATCTAATATAGTTCCTAAAGGTCCTCCTACTAGATTACCAAATAGATCTTTTAATTTTTCAACAGCCGCATTAAACTTATCCTGTGCTGCTAATGCTTCTAAACGCTTAGCTGCTTCTTCCCCACCTAATGCTACTATTTCAGAACGAGATTTACCAATGGCTTCTTGTTTTAATAATTGGTCTGATAATTGGTCTGATGATAATCCTAAAGATTCTGCTAATGCGTTCTGTTGGATAACATTCATCTTACTAAACTTATTAAAGTTAATATTTTGGTTTGTTAACTCTTTAGCTACAGTAACTTGATCACCTTGTAATGCTGCTGCTCTAGCTCTTTCTAAGTTTAATTGTTGTCCTGTCAATAATTCAGCTTTTAACTGACTACCTATTGATGATTCGAAATCTAATAATTTACTAGCTTGGTTTTTAGTTTGTTCGAGTGTAGTTCCTAATACTTTAGTTTGAGCTACTGCTTCTGCTATTGCTGCAGGATTACCTTTGAAGTTTGCTAATAATTGTCCTGATATTTTACCTGATTCTTCTAATATTTCTTTACCATCTAATTGAATGCCGTTTTGAGCACTAATCTTAGATGTAATACCTGCTATTGTTTGTTCAGTAGATTTTAATGTTCTACCTGTTGCTAAGCTTACTCTAGCTAATCCACCAGCTGCTTCCTCACTTAATCCTATTTTCTTTGTTAAGTCAACAAACGTTTGATTCATGTCCTGAGAGAACACTTTATTGAATCCTAATTGTTTACCTAACGAAGCGTTTGCTTCTATTAGCTTATCTGTATTAATAAAAGCATCACCCGCAGCATTAGCCATTCCTACAAACTCTTCTCTTGTTTGCATCGCCTCACCCTTGGTTTGCATCATGGATTTGGCTAATGCTGTTGTTTGTTTATCTGCTTTATTTGCTTGTGCAAGAAGGAAAGTTATAACAGTAAGAGGATCAGTGAGTGCTTGTCCTATTCCTTTTGCTAAACCTGAAACTGCTGTAGTTACAACCTTTAGAGCACCGCCACTTTTAGCAGCATCTCTCATATCTTCCTTCATATCGCTGAAGAAAGTATTATTAATTCCTATTTTTCCTAGAGCACCAACTATACCATCAATGGCTGCTCCTGTTAAACCTAGTTGTTTTTGTATTTTTTTCTCTTCCTTTAATCTCTCTTTAGCTAATTTGTATAATTCTTCACTTTGACTAATAACACTTTCAGCTTCGGCAGCAGTGATTCCTGTAACTTGCTTTTGTAAAAGCATAGTTGATAGCAAGTCTTTTTCTTGCTTAATCTTAGTGATATTACGCTTAATTTCTTTTTCAGACATGGTTGAATAATCAAGCATGTCATATTTGAATTTAGATGCAACACCCTCTAATGATCTAAAACTACTTAAAACTCTTTTAGTATTTGCATCTCCTTTAGATAACGACTGAACTGAATCTCTAAGTGATGTAGATAATGTGGTAGCAGCATCCGACATACCATCAAAAAAAGATTGAGCTGCTGATAGTTGTGTGTTAAGATAATTTTGGTTTCGACCTGCTGTAGCTAACTGAGCTTCTATATCTGCAGTATCTAACTTTATCTGTCTATAATATCGGGTAAGTAATTCAACTGTTGCTTGATCCATAGTACGTTATTGCGCCGTATAAATATACTAAAAAGCACCTATTTTTTGGTAGGTGCTTTAGCTGTATACGTTGGTTGTTTCGGGGCTATGCCGGGTTTAGCTAGTTCTTTTGATTTATTTTCTAGTGTTTTGTGTGATTTTTCAGCTTCAGCCTTCTTTTCATAATGCTCTTTTAATGTTTCAAATGTAAAACGACGAAGCCAAATAGGCATATTATACACTACATCCCATTGATATCCACCCTGTCCATTAAATACAATTTCATGTATTTGTTTGAATACAGATAATCTATATTCCTGCGTCAGGCCAAAAAAAGTTAGCTTCTATTTCGAAGCTCACGCCCTCCCCAACGTAATTTTCATCATTTGGAATGAACTTTAAATCAATACCTGGAGATATTTTATTGTAATATTGGCGTAAGGCTCTAGCATCTGGTGCTAATAATGCATTATCAACGAAATCACGTATTGTTTTAGTTTCACGATTACCATTAATTGAAGTAATCATATATTTCATACGTGTTGTTAAAGATGGAGATGAATCTGGATTTACTTTTTGTAAGCCTTTAATTTCTTGATCGATTTTAGTTTCGTCAGCGTGTGTTAATAGTTTAAATGTAACTGTATTACCAGTTTTAGGTAAAGTAAATGAAAAATCATTAGTACCAGCTTCAAATAAGCTTATATCAATTTTTTTATCTTCTAATTTAGATAAATCGATTGTTTGTTCTTTACTACCATATAATATAGTGTAATCTTTACCATATCCTAATGTACGAGCTGCTATCAATATTGCATCTTTATCACATGATAATAAATCATCATAATTGATTGGAGATACAATTAATGATTTTAATAATTTATCTAACCAAGTACCATTAACAAGATAATTTCTATTAGTTAAAATATCTTCTTCACGAGCAGTCATGTATTTCATTTCTACTTGACCTGATGATAGTGGTGATTCTTTAGGGTATAATAAGCCCTTTGAAGGTAATGAAACTGTTTCAGTTGGAATTTTAAATTCACTCATATAACATTTTTATTTGTGTATATATAAATATACGAAAAAAAAAGACGTTTGCCAAAAGCAAACGTCCTTTGAAAAGAAATATTGTAATTTTTTAGAAATTCAATACGCAGTAATCCATAGCGATTGTAACTGTTAAGTTAATTGCAGCTTCGCTAGCCCAATCGTATTCACCGAATGTAGCTGTTTTAACGTAAGCACCTTTAACTATCCATTCACCTACTACATCGCCTACTGGTCCTAAAATGTCTAAGGTTAAGTCTTTCTTGTAGAAATCAGAATAACCATCACGGCCAGTTACTGATTCGTGTGCCAAACGAGCCCATTCCATTACTGATTGAGCACCACTTGGGGTAACAGGATCGTATAATCCTAAAGTCATGTCGTTCCAACGTACTTTACCTTTAACTTTACGGTAAACGTTGATGTGGTCTAAAATAATTTCACTAGCATCAAATCCAGGAGCTGAAGCACTTTTAATCAAGTACGCTGGAATACCATCGATGTACATGATAAAGCGATTCTGAACTTTAGGTTCAAATGCTGTGAACATTATTTCATTAGCGTCTAATACAGGCATTTTATATTGTGTTTAATTGCTATTAATAAATATTAAGCAACTACATCCCTTATGCAGGGAATGTAGCGCCAGTTGGTAATATGTTGAAGTTTAATATGATAAACTCAGCAGTCTTAGTTGGTTGGATATAGATCTGACCTACTAATTGGTTTCTATCAATTACATCAGCTGTGTTGTTTGTTTCATCCATTACAACTTTGTAAGCAAATAAACCTTGTCTTTGTACTACTGATTCCATGTATGGATTAACTTGAGCTAAGAATCTGTTACGAGTAACGTTTGTATTTTGTTCGAATACTAAGTTATTAGCTACTTGACCAATAAATCCTTTCAATGCAATTAATAAACGACGAACGTTTACGCGATCTAAAGCTGTTGCTTTACGTTGTAATGTCTTTTGACCAAATACTACAACACCTTCACCAGGGAATGTAGCTAATGGGTTAACATTTGCATTATATAAAGTATCGCGATCGTTTTGAGATAATTTTCTTTCAGCTCTTAATACTGATGGAACACCACCACGATTTAAACCTGCTGGAGCGAACCATTCAGCACCAACTTGGTCGTTGAATGCTAAAACACCACCCATTACTGTTGATGCTGGAGCCCATACAGATTTGCCTAAAGTGCTTGAAAATAATTGAATCCAAGGCCAATATGTTGCAGCATAGTTGCTTGATTGACCAGCAGCCGCTGTTGTAGCACCTGTTACTGTTGAACCATATGTTGTAGTATCTATTATTGCAATAGCATCGCCTCTACCTTCGCAAGTAGAAATCATAGATGATGCTGCTACGCCGCTGCCTAAGGTAATACCTGGGGCTAATAATACGTTAAATTGATATTCGTCTTTATTATTTAATAAAGTGAAAGCAGCTTGATAATCAGCTGGAACAAATCCCTGAATGCTTCCTGTTGTAATTGCTTCATTCATTAATTGAACTGCAGATGTTGCAGCTACACCACCAGCAAATGAACCATTGAAAGAACCACTACCTAAAGCAGGTAATGAACCACTATATAAAGTTGCTTTAAATAAACCGTTATTATCAATTGAATCAATTTGTGGATTTGGAACAGATGCTACACGAATATATTGAGAAGCATTAGCATAAGAACCAGTTTGATCAATGAATGGAGTACCTGCAGTATCTACACGGTAAACTGGTTTAATATCACCGATCACACGAGAGATAAAGTTAGATTGAGCTGGGTCTAATGATAAATTAGGCCATGTTTCAATATAGTTAGGTTGGTTAGCGTTATCATTACCTTGACGAACTGCTAAACTAAATGTACCACTACCTGTATTTACGTTTGTAACTTCCCAACGAACGTTAGTTGCACTACCACTTGCTAAAGCACCACTTACTGCACTAGAAGTATTATTCATTATATCACCCCAAGCTAACGTTTCGATAGTAAATGAACTACCCGTTAAATTGAAAGCTCCAACAGCAGCACTAGCGTAAGTACTCATACTAGTACTACCACTAGAAATAACTCTAGTTACTAATAATGTTTGACCACCATTTTGGAAGAAATCTTTAGCGGCTAATGAAGTAAGATATTCGTAGTAGTAACTACCACTTTTAAATGTTTCTCCGAACTTTGACACATACTCAGTGTAAGAAGTAACGTATGTAGGAACGAATGGTTGACCTAATACTGTAGGACCAACAATTGCTGTTGAAGTTCCTTGAATACCTCTTTGAACTAATGATTGGTCAGATTCATTTTGGAATACGCCAGGAGATAAAATTTTTTCTGCCATTTTATATTATTGTTTTTGAAAATTTAATAGGATTGACCTAATAATAAATATCAAAAAACAACTATAAACCGCAGGTTATTGTTGGACAGGTGTGATTTCTCCGGTTTCGATATTTATATTACCTTCACCGTGTTTTTCTTGCAATGATTTAACTAGCTCTGTTTCTTTCTGTTCAATTGTCGCAAGATCAGATACTAAACCTTTCTTAGCTTCCTGCAATTTATCGATGTTTTGTTGAAATACGATTAGTTGCGCTTCAGCCGCACCAATTTCAAATATGGTTTGGTTGTATTTAGACTGTAAGTCTTTAATAGATTGTAATTCTTCTGGGGTTAATTGTGCCATAACGTTATTTTTCCCATTTAGCTAATGGGCAAGCTTTAGGGCCTTCAACAGGCGAAAATACTTTTTTGGAGAGTGGACATCCACATTCACCGCAAATAAATGATTGAATAGCAGCAACATACGTTTTTTTATCGCATGTATCGCATATAGCTGATCTGCTTTCAGCTACCAGGGTTTGTTCAGGCGTTGGGTTAGCCGCAGCTACCCACGCCTGAAATATTTCTGATATTTTATTCATCTACTTTTACAAGTTTAAAGAATACTGGGTAGTTACCTTCAGATTCAATGTTTTCTAATTCATTAATACTTACTGGTTTGTACTCTAATTCTTTTTCTTCTTGTAACAGTGCGTTAAATTCATTTTGGAACTCGATGAACTTTGGGTTGTTTTTGCCATCAACAATATTACCTTCTTCATCTTTAACGATGTCGATGTACATTGGGATACTAACATTACCTGTTTCGTCAGTTTCGCCGTGCTTCTTAATTAATTCTTCTTTCAAAGACTCAATAGAAACTTTTTCAGCAGCAACTTTCTTAGATAACTCAGTTAACCAATACTTAGTTGTTAACTTTAACTTTTCGGCCAATAAACCAGCTGAAATTTTTTCACCGGTTTGTTGATTCATAACACCGTTTAATTCTGAATCTAGATTGTAGAATTCATACAATTTTAAACTGATTTTTTCCATAATTACTTCTTGGTTGTTTTTTTAGCTGTTGATTTTACTTTTGGAGCTGGTTGTTTTTTTGCTTTAGGGGCTGTAGCTTTTGGAGCTTTAGCTGCTTTAGCTACTACTTCTTTAACTTCAGCAACGATTTCTTTAACTTCTTCAACTTTAGTTTCGATAGCGTCAGGAATGTTGTTGTTGTTTGCATCTTTTACTTTACCAGTTTTCATAGCAACGAATACCGCTACTACGGCAACGATGATTAGGATTACTAATACTGTCATAATAAATTTTATTTGTTTGATATAAATATATACAAGAATGTGAAGACCACCAAACTTATTTTTTCAATTAGATAGATCCTGATATGTTTAACCACGGTGATGTTAAAGTAACAGTTGGTGGATTGATTTTATCAGCGATTTGAGTTGCTAAGCTATCTTTCATTGCTTGTACTTTTTCTTCACCCATAGCATTTTCTACCCATCCTTGTACTTGTTCTAATGTTAATTCATTGAACGGAGTGAACGGTGTTCCTGCTTCATAAGTTAAGCCTTCTGTTCCGATTGATGTTGCTGTGTAAGTAGTTTCGTCTACTGTTTCAGTAGCATGAAACTGCCAATGTGCTGTGAATACTACATCTGATTCACCTGATGCTGTTGGATACGCCTCTAATGGGTTGATTGTCCAATTGTAAGTTGTTGCCATTTTTATTTGTTTAATTGAGATTTTAATTCGTTGATTTGTTCTTGCTGTTCTTGCATTGCTTTGGTAAGCATAGCAATAATACCTCTATCATAAATACCCCATTTCTCATTACTATTTTTATTTGCAACCTCTATTCCTAATGATTCTTGAACTTCTTGTGCATAAAAACCTAATTGTCTTTCAGTAGTTTCTATGCCGCTATCTTTTTTCCAATAAAAATAACGTGGATTTAATTTTAATACTTTACTTAAAGCATTTTCTATCCCTCCATTGTCATTTTTAAGATTTATATCTGAACTTGATACTACTTGACCACTTGATATAGATAAAGTACCATTTGAATATTGTCTTAAAAATAAAGTTCCTGCATCATTCAATTCAAATCTACCTCCACCAACACCCGGATAATCTATTTTTAGAGAACCAGTACCACCTATTGAAATAGCATCATAAGTAGAATTTGTTATAATTCTAATTCCACCTTTTGCTCCTGATGAAATATTTAATTTAGAACCATTATCAACAAAAGTATCTTGAATAGCTATATTTCCATTTGCAAATATGCGCATACGTTCGGTAGGATTTGTTGACCCGTCAGCAGTTGTATGAAATTCTAACCTTCCCGGCATATCACTTGCTCCCGGTGTGCCATCAACTTTACCAATTATTCTTGCTCCAGATTGAACTGCACTACCATCAGCTCCTTGAAATATAATTGCACCTAAAGTATCATTGTTTTGTACAATATTATTTGCATTTATAGTAGTGCCTCTTGTTTTTCCTAATACAAGATAAGCTCCCTCATCATTGTTTACGTTTACAAACCATTGACCACCTCCGTAATTTAACATTTCTGAGCATAAAGAACCAGCAACTCCTGTTGTCCAACCTGTGGTTCTTATTGATGTTGTATTTAAACAAACTACCCCCCCACTTGTTATGCGCATACGTTCGCTTACTCCATAATTATTTGAAGTGCCACCTGTTCTAAATATCAAATCATTATTACCAACTGTTGCAGCACCTGCACTATCTATATAAGAACCATTTGAGCCTTTGTAAAAACTAAACTCTCCATAAGCAGTAGCATTTGTAAAATGCAATTTTAATGCACCACCACCTGTTCCTGCTATATCTAAAAATGTACCTGAACCAATTATGCTATCCGTTGGAGATGTAGTACCTATACCTACGTTACCGCCACTTTGACTATTTAATAATAGGCTTGAGCCATCTAATTTTAAAGTAACAAAAGCATTTGCTGCATCATTAACCGCTTGTATTGATGTGCTTGTTTCTGATGAAATTCTTACATTTTGATTAGTAGCTACTTTTACTAATAAAGGAAATGATGTTCCTGCTCCATTAATTCCTACATTACTTGAGAATGTAGCTGCTCCTGTAGAGGCTATGTTTAATGGAGTAATATATGTAGAGCCTGTTTGTGTTGTAGATACCTGTATTGCAAAGTCTCCCCAATTAATTTGGTCATTAGATAATCTCCAACTTCTTGAACCAGTATTTGGTCCACTATTATAGAATAAAAGCCCTTGCGCTCCTGCCGTATTTGATGCACTATTTAAATATAAAAATTGTGTAAATCTACCTGTTCCACTTACATCAAGCTTATATGTATCATTAGTGTTTCCTATTGATAAATTACCAGAAGCGTTTAACGTCATTGCTTGGGTAAAGGATATAGCGTTACCTGCCGTTCCTGATGGAGCTATTTGCCAAGCGTGTCCACCTGCGGTTTGAAAATATCTTGTTGCAAAGTCGTTACCTACATATTTCCAACTACCATCAAAAAACGCATTTACACCTAATTGAACATTAGCAAAACTATCTGTTCTACCAGCAAGAAACGCAGGTATTGAACTGCCAATTTGTATTACACGAAATACGCTATTATCCCACGCACTCGGTGTAACTCCTAATCCTAAATTGCCTGAGTCTGTTAATGTTAATCTTGTAGTTCCTTGTGGTTGAATATAAAAAGTACCTGTTGCATCAACAAAAAAGTCAGTACGATATGTTGTTGATTGTCCAAAACTAAATTGAGCAATACTGCCTCCGCTTTTAATAACTTCTAAAAATCCATTAGTAGTCGCTGCACCACCAATTACAACACCTGTTCCACTATCATAAACTAAACTATTCCCTATTGTACTTCCACTTGTAAATTTAGGTAGGTAGTTAGTAGTACCACTTCCTAATACTACAGCAGTTCCATTAGAAGTAATGTTTCCTACTAATGCTAACGATCCAGTTATTGAAACAGAACCAGTAAAAATATGTGTATTTCCAATCACAGATCCAAATCTAGTTGAACCCGTAACAAAATCAACACTGCTTGTAATCGTTTGTACTACTAATGTTTGCGCAGTTAATGTTCCAGCAACAGTAAATGCATTCGCAAATGACGCTGTTTGGGCAGCAACTGCATTTGATGCACTTTGAGCATTAGCAACAAACGATGCTGTTTGTGCTGTAAGAACATACGATGCACTTTGTGCATTTTGAACAAACGATGCTGTTTGAGCAGCTAAAGCATTAGATGCACTTATAGAATATGATGCAGATAGGGCATTAGAACCACTAATCACACCAGTGGTTATGATAGCGCCTGATGAGCTAATGTATAGTAAAGTGGTTGAGCCACTTACTAGTGAGATATTGCCTGCGGTATCGTATTGTACTATATTGGTTAAGCCTGATGCTGATTGATTTTTACCCATTTATTATTGCTTTTAATTCTTCTATTTGTAATTGTTGTTCTTGGATAGCTTTTACTAAATAAGGTGTTATGTATTCTTGATAGTAAGATAGAACATCTCCAAGCTCATCGTCTTTCCAAGATGCAAATACAGCTTCAGGAATTGCATCTCCTACATTTTGTGCTGTAAATCCTAATACAGTTCTGCTTGTTTCTAATTCTTTAGTCCATTTATATTTAATAGGATTTAATTTCATTACAGCATCAACTCCATTTTCAACATTTGCAACGATTGTTTTCATGCGAGCATCAGATGTATAAGCTGCCCAAGCATTTGCTCCGTGTTGTAATTGTACTCCACCGCCATAAGCAGGACCGCCTCTCCAAGTAAAATAAACTGTTCTTCCTGTACCGGCAGAATCATTAGTTGTTCTTGCATTCTCAAACAAACATTGATTTACTGTATCATTATACCAAACTGCTTGTGTGAATGTACTAGTACCAGTAGCAATATTTGTAATAGAACCATTTATACCAATTCCTGAATTTACTTGTAATTGACCAAAATTATTATCTGTTGTAGTTCCTATTAATAAATTACCATTTCCATTAACTCGCATTCTCTCAGCCGTAGTTCCGCTACCATCACTAACTAAAAATCTTAAATTGTTATTAGCAGAGCTACCATCAGAATGTGCACTTACTATTTGGTTTAATCTTGCAGTGTCAAAACCTGATTCTGTGAATGTTAATGTTCCGGCTATATGCAATCTGCTCTGTGGATTACTTACACCTATACCTACGTTACCCCCACTTGTTATGCGCATACGTTCGGTAGCGGAATCGTTAGTATGAAATCTAATATTTTTACTAGCTGTAGCTACCAACAATAAATCATTTGAAGTATCTCCTAACCACCACCCACTATTTCCTATACCTCCTCCAATTGTACCATTATTTCTAAAGTAAATACCACCGCCACCTGTTGTAGATGAGTTATCTAAGTTTAATGTAATATAATTAGTTGCCCCTTTAAATCTAACATCTTTTGAAGCTAATACATCTAAAATATTTCCCCCATCAGTTGTCGTTCCAATAAGCACGTTACCCCCACTTGTTATGCGCATACGTTCGGTAACAGAACCACCATTATCTCTTGTAGAAAAAGTTAATGCAAGTGAACCTGTACCTGTATTCACACCTGATATACAACCAAGTCCATTACCACCACCTGCTCCTTGTGCAACAAATAATAAATTAGCAGAAATTCCACTTGTAGTACTATTGTTTGCAATACGCATTGTTTGACCGCTTATTAATGCATTTGAACTATCATAAGCAGTACTATTATTATTAGTTACATCAAATAAAGATTGAGGATTATTAGTACCTATACCTACGTTACCGCTTGAATTAATAGCTATATCAGGATTTACACCTGTGCTTGTTCCTCTACCTATTGCTACTATTCCAGAATAAGCATTTATACCGCCTAATGTTGTACTATTATCTCCACTAAATTGTATTGGGGCATAAGTACCTGTAACTATAAATCTTGAACCAACTTCATTTCCACCATTAACCTGTAATTTATATCCCGGACTACTTGTACCTATACCTACGTTACCTGAGCCTAAAATAGTCATAGCAGTAAGTGGAGCACCATTTGTTTTCATTCTAAATTGCATTACTGCACTATTAGAATTATATATACTATCAAAACTAATTGTTGTATTACCTGAATTTAGGTAGGTAATATCTAATCCTTCTGATATAGATGAATTATAAGTTATTCTAAGTCCATCAGAAACTCCATTTGCAGTATTTAACTCTAACTTTTTATTTGGAGATGTAGTACCTATACCAACAACTCCACTACTACTAACAAACAATCCTCCAGGATTCATTGTTACACTTCCACTAAACACGTGGGTGTTTCCTAATATAGATCCAAATCGAGTTGAACCCGTAACAAAATCCACACTCGAAGTTATCGTCTGCACCACCAACGTTTGTGCCGTTAATGTTCCAGCAACAGTTAAAGTATCAGCGTATGAAGCTGTTTGAGCAGCAACTGCATTTGATGCACTTTGTGCATTAGCAACAAACGATGCCGTTTGTGCACTTAACACATAAGATGCCGTTTGTGCTGTAAGCACATAACTAGCAGATTGTGCATTCAGCACATAAGATGCTGTTTGTGCAGCTAATGTATTAGATGCCGATACTGCATACGATGCAGATAAAGCATTTGATCCTGAAATTATACCTGTTGTAATGATGGCGCCTGAAGAGCTAATGAATAGTAGCGTAGTAGAACCACTTACGATGCTAACGTTGCCGCCGTTATCGTATTTTACTACATTATTTATAAAGCCGGTGTCGCGTGTTTTGCTCATATTATATTATGTTGTTGCGTTCTAATTTTTCTTCTAATTCTGTGATTTTAGCCATTGCTTCTTGTAGCACTTTGATTGTAGCATGATATAAGTCGGCAGTATAGATAGATTTTAATGGTTCATCATTAAGGGTATCTTTACTATCCCAGCCATCTACATCTACAAACTCAGGTGCTATTTCTTCTACTTGTTGAGCAATTACACCAATATTAAAGTCATCGTGTGTTTGGTCTTTGTATTTAAACTTAACTATTTCAATAGCCTTAAACTTATCCCAATAAGATTCTAATGGAGCAATATCTTTTTTAGTTCTTATGTCTGATAAGCTCACGTTATTTGCTTGAAAGTTTGCTATACCGCCATTAGAACGAACTTCAAATCTTAAAGTAGTTCCACTATTATCTGTACAATATAAAAATGGATTCCCTGTATTGTTTTTATTAGCAGCCGTATATTGTATAATTATACCATTTGGGCTTGTTGTACTTGCATTTGTTATAACGTGCGACCAATCAGCTATTGATGTAGTTTGACTTATTTGCCCCCCACTTGTTATGCGCATACGTTCGGTATCGTTAGTAGAGATAATTAATGGGTGATTCGTAACTGTAAGTAATCTAAACTCATTAGCTTCACTATGATATTGAAGAAAGCCACTAAAACTATCAGTTGTATCTATAAATTTAATTGTTGGATATGATGATTTTGATAAAGTTAATTGTTCATCAGGACTTGTAGTTCCTATACCTACGTTACCCCCACTTGTTATGCGCATACGTTCTACTGAAGAAGTTCCTGTAACATCAGGGCCGGGATTAGTAGAAAATGATAAAGCGGTTCCACTATACCAAAATGTCCCTGTTGATATGGCACTTATAACTGCACCACCAATATCAGGATTTGCAAAATAACCTCTATTACCAAGAAACAATGTAGCAGATACAGAATTTGCACTTTGGTTTCCATTAGCTGTAGCTAAATTACCACTAGCATATACAAAACCACCTGTTGATACATTGCTTGAAAATGTAGCTGCTCCTGTGGATGAAATAGTAAACCTAGTTGCCCCCGCTGTATAATCATATATCCTAAATCCATCACTATTATTATTTGCTATTGCAAATGGTGTAACACCTGCTCCACCTTCTAATCTTATTACTGCACCACTAATTGTTAATCTTTCACTTGGCGATGTAGTACCTATACCTACGTTACCGCCCGAAGTTATGCGCATCTTTTCACTATCGTTAGTTCCAAATAATAATGGCGAGTTTGTAATTGATGCTATATAAACATCATTTAATGTACTTGCTCTTGCCATTACAACTCCTCTAATAGATGCGGAGTTTGCACTTACAAAGAATTGACCAAAGTTTGCACCTGCTATTTCTAATGATGTTGGACTTGTTCCTTGACTAAATGGATTTGTAGTACCTATACCTACGTTACCGCCATTGGGTTGTAATAATAAAGGATAATTAGTTCCTAAATTAGAAGTATCAGATACTTGCAACCAAATACCAAAAGGAGAAGCGTGTTGTCCTCCAACATACAAACCTACCCCTCTATTATTAGTTAAGCTTAACATTGGGTTATTAGGACTTGTCCCACTTGATGCAGGAGATTGACCTGTTGTTATTCCACCAAAATATCCGTTTATTGTGCTATTTGCCGTTACACTACTTGAAAATGTAGCACTTGTTCCACTTAAAGAACCATTTACACTTACACTACCAGTAAATTGATGTGTGTTAGAGCCTGTAGAACCAAATCTAGTTGAACCAGTAACAAAATCTACAGACGAAGTTATTGTTTGAACTACTAGTGTTTGTGCTGTTAAAGTACCTGCTACTGTTAAAGAATCAGCATAAGATGATGTTATCGCACTTGTAGCGAATGATGAAGAAACAGCATTTAAAACATATGATGCTGTTTGTGCAGCTAAAGTATTTGATGCTGAAGCAGCATATGATGCTGAAGTAGCAACTACAGCGTAAGAAGCACTTGTAGCAGTACCACTAAATGATCCAGTAAATCCAGCTGTTGAAGTGATTGAACCACTAAATACAGCAGGACCAATATTTGTAAAGGTTCCACTTCCTGAAACTAGTAAAGAACCAGTTACAGTCATTGTAGAACCACTAATTGTAAAATTAGATGAACCAGTAATTGAATTACTAGTATTAAAGTAAGCTATTTGAGCTGCAGATCCTGCACCTCCAATACCGCTAAAAGCGCCTACTTGGTATGAATAAACGAATACATCTAGTATATCGCCATCTGCACTGCCTGTAGCTAAAGTGAAGAAAGTACCGTTATTTGCGGTATATTCGTTATTTGATAATCTAGAACCATTATAGAAAATATCTAATAATCCAGGCACATATGATGCTGAGAATACTGTTTGGCCTGCACTAGCTGTGAATGTTGTTAATGCTCTTAAAGCATTATTTGTAACACCGCTTGCTGGTTGGTAAACAACAAATTCAACTATATCACCTGCAAATGATCCTGTTGTAAGAATAATTTGTGTGCCTGAAAGGTCTGTGTATTCTACTCCACGAGTTAGTTTAGTACCATTGATAAAGGTATCAATCAATCCTGTAGTGTAACCACTAGGAATGTTAAATGTATTTTGACCTGCAGATGCAGTTACTACCTGATTTAATTTGATTGCAGTTAATGGAGTTTGGGCTAAAAGAGATCCAGTTGCGTCAGCAACAATATATCTTACTCCAGTTCCTGATAAGTTAGAAACTAATAATGAACCTGTAATTTCAGCAGATCCAGAATATGGAAATCCACCTCCTGCTAATGAGTAAGATGAAGTTAAAGCATATGAGGCACTTGCTGCATTGTTAGCATATGATGCTGTAACAGGAACGTTTGCTGAGTATGATGCTGTTAAAGCATAAGACGCTGATGTAGCAACTAAAGCATTAGATGCTGATGTTGCATATGAAGCTGTTTCAGGAACATTTGCTGAATAAGATGCTGTTAAGGCATAAGATGATGATGTGGCAGTTGAAGCATTTGATGCTGAAGTAGCAAACGAAGCACTTACAGCGTTTAAAACATAAGATGCACTTTGTGCATTTTGAACAAACGATGCTGTTTGAGCGTTTTGAACATATGAAGCAGTAGCTGCATTTATGATTGATCCACTCCAATAAGATGCACTTTGTGCATTTAAAGCGTTTGAAGCTGAAGCGGCATAAGATGCACTTACAGCGTTTAAAATATAAGATGCACTTTGAGCGTTTTGAACATAGCTAGCAGTTTGAGCATTTTCAACATAAGACGCAGTTTGAGCATTAGCAACGAAAGATGCTGTTGCTACAGACATCGATGAAGTCTGATTAGTTAAAATGGCAGAAGAGCCGTTAACTGCTAATGAGCCTGTTATTGAAACACTACCAGTAAACTGATGAGTGTTAATAAGTTCAGATCCAAAACGAGTAGATCCAGTTACAAAATCTTGAGATGATGTAATGGTTTGCACAATCAATGTTTGTGCTGTAATATTACCATTCACAGTTAATGAACCACTGATACCAGCAGATCCAGTGAACGGGAATGGAGGAATATAATTTTCTAAATAAGAAGCAGTAGATGAAAATGATGCAGATGTTGCATTAACTGCATATGATGCGCTTGTAGCAGCAGCGGCGTATGATGCGCTAGTTGCGTTAACAGCATATGATGCTGAAACAGCAGTTGCTGCAAATGATGCAGATACAGCATTAGTAGCAGAACCAGTAATATCACCAGTAACAGTTAAGCTACCAGTAATTACGACATTTCCAACTTGATTGAGTGAACCAGACGCGGCGTATGAGCCACTTATGATAGGACTATCTATTATCATTATTTATACAAGATTTATCAAGTATAAATATTGAAAAATATTAGTAGGTTGCTGTAGCGTCCATTTCAGAAGCACGATATTTTCTACCAGTTTCGTCAGCTGCTTGTAATTCTGCTGCTTTAGCTTCGCACTCTTCTAATGTATCGAAGATATATAATGGATCTTCTGGTGTTAAACGAGCTACCCAGATTTGATCTAGTCCTGGTATGAATTGTTCTAATACGATGTATTGCATTGTGTTATTGTTTTATATAAATATTATGGATGTGTTGCTTTATATTCGTCAAATTCTACTTTGAGTTCTTGGATAGCTTTTACTAACATTGGAACTAATACTGATGTTTTGATAGTTTTATTTTTTGTTTTAAGATCTACTTCAATAAGATTAGGAAATACTTCTTCAAATTCCTGTGCAATAAAACCTAATTGCTTTTCATTTTCTCCTATGAAATTAAAGTTTCTTACTTTAAGATTTAATAAATCATTTAATTTAGGAGTAGCGTTTACGATATTTTCTTTTAATTTTAAGTCAGAAATAGTACCATATACACCGGTTGCGTTGTAAGTTGAGCCTCCATTTTGCACATAAAATTTAGCGGTGCTAGATTCAGCATAAAAATGATATCCAACAGTAGTAGAGGTACTATAATAGTTAGCATCTCCTACACCAGTTGCTGATGCCATAATAGCTCCATTGGAACCAGCTACTTGAAGTGCGTAGCTACCGCCAGCAGATGCTTTATTAATTAAAACACAAGGTGTAACACTTGGGGTAGTAGTTGTTAAGCGCATTATTTCAGTAGCATTGCTTACATCAATAAAACGTAATACTGGAGTTGATGTACTTCCGTAAAGATCGATATAATAACCAGTAGCATTATCTGATGCTCTACCAAAACTAACTTGTCCACCTTCGTTAGTTGAATCAACTCTACCTGCTTTAATTTCGCCGCCTACTACTTCGAGTAGTTGGCTTGGAGATGTAGTACCTATACCTACGTTACCGCTTGAAAGAATGGTCATTCGGGGATTAGCTCCTGTATAAAAAACTAAACTACCGCTACTATGATATATTTGAGTATTAAAGTTTGCTGCACTATTAAAAACAACTGCTCCTGTACTTGTTAAAAATAAATCTCCTGTTGAAGTTAAAGAACTTGCCGTTACACTACTTGAGAATGTAGCTGCTCCTGTAGATGATAATGATAATATATCAGCTGCACCAACACCCATTTTATAGAAATTCAAACTATCATTAACATAGTTATTGTAAATCTGCCATTTTTGGTCACTACCTTCCTTAAATTCTATAATTGGGTATCCGTCTGTATTAGCTTGTATTGTTAAAACACTAAAATTGGATGATGAATTGTTAGTGTTTTGAATAATTAATCCTGCTCCATAACCCCCTGTACTTGTTACAATAGATGTCCCTCTTAATATTGAAGTACCACTTACATCAAGTTTATATGTATCATTAGTGTTTCCTATTGATAAATTACCAGAAGCGTTTAACGTCATTGCTTGGGTAAAGGATATAGCGTTACCTGCCGTTCCTGAAGGAGCTTGTGACCAATTTATTGAGCCATCTGTATTATGATAAGTTCTTGAAGCTGCAGCCGTTCCAATATATCTATAATTAGAACCATCATAGTAAGCATTTGCAATAATTGAAGCATCGTTGCCTGTACTCCAAAAAGAAGCGTTCTTAACTTGTAATGCAGTAAAGCCACTTGCCCACGCACTCGGTGTAACTCCTAATCCTAAATTGCCACCGCTTGTAATAATTGCTCTAAAAGTATTATTAGTTTCAAAAGATAATGAACCCGATTCTTGATTTGATATAGTACTATTTAATCCACTTTGAAAAATTAATAATCCGTCATTACTTGTAGTTCCTGTTGTTGGATTAGTAAATTGTAAAGCAGGGAAACTTGAATTAATTGTTAATTGTCTTTGTGGGCTAGTTGTTCCGATTCCTACATCCCCACTAAACGTGGCACCCACACCACTTAATGATCCACTTATACCAACACTACCTGTAATCGGATGAACATCACCTATAACATTTCCTATTCTTACTCCAGTGTTTGTAACTTGTAATTCTGTACCTGTTGTTACAACAGTTAATGAACCAGTTAAATTTAACGAACCAGTAAATACATGAGTGTTATCTAATAAACTTCCAAATCTAGTTGAACCCGTAACAAAATCCACACTCGATGTAATCGTTTGAACTACTAACGTCTGCGCTGTTAACGTTCCAGGAGTTGTAATCGAACCAGTTACTGTTAATGAACCAGTCACCACCTGATTTCCAACAAAGGTGTTGGAACCTGTGGTTGCTGCGCTTGCAGTAAATGTTAACATGCTCGCACTAAATGTATTTAGTGATGCTGTAGCAGCATTTAAAGAAGTTATGTTAGCGGCTGAGCCAGTAATGCTTAAAACATCAACACCGTTGACTGTGAATGAACCTGTTAATATGGGATTGTGTATAATCATCTTGTTATTTTATTTCTATTAAACTATATCAGTTGAAATTGATGTTACAAAGCTATTTGTTGTTCTTGCAAATATAGAAATCCTATCTACATTCTGAGTAACTCCAAATGTTATTCTTAAAACAAGGTTTGTAGATGTATCTGTAGATAACGTTACATTACTTAATGTAACCCCAGCTGTTGATACGCTTGTTATAGATACTCCGTTATCACTCATTCTATAAGTAATAACACCAAAAGCCGTTGTTGTTTGATTATTTCCATAAGCTCTACCTTGATATTCTACATATACTGTTCCACTATCATTGTTTCCTCCCCAGTTAGCATGGGTAATATTTAATCGAAGATCCGCTGTATAAGGACTTAGTGGAGATGCTAAACTCGCAAATTCCCTAATTGGTCCTCTTACAACTTCACCCCCACTTGTTATGCGCATACGTTCGGTGTTGTTAGTTTGGAATGTCATTGGAATACTGCCATTCGTATATAAACCAAAAATCGCATTTGTATTATCCCAAGAAAGACCGCCTTTTACGGAAGTTGCATTTGCTATATCTACCCCGCAATATTGCGAAGTTGTATCTAATAATAATTGAGTTCCATTTCCACCATTTATATGTAACTTGTAAGCTGGCGATGTAGTACCTATACCTACGTTACCTACCGAATTGATTCGCATTCTCTCGAAAAGTAAAGCACCATCTTCTCTCGTAGTTTCAAAAGATAAATAACCCGCAGTTGAACCATCTGAAGCATCTTCTTTTTTGCCGTGTATTCTACCGAAAGTAGCTATGGTTGTACTTCCAGTCCAATATCTACCTCCTAAAGAAAATGAACCTCCCCTATTTATAGCAGGACCTTCGTTAGATGTAATTAAAACATTTCCGTAAGTATTAAATGCTCCACCAAGAGCTTGATTTGCTCCTGATACTGTAAATAAAGTTTGTGGGCTAGTAGTACCTATACCTACGTTGCCGCCATTAGTCATAGTCATTATGCGGGCGGCAGCATTATTTCTAAAAATAATTGAACCTGTCCCACTTGCTTGTAAAAATGTATCCCCACTATCTGCTAGTAAAACATTGTTGCCACTAAATTGTAGCCAAGCAGATGCATTAATATTAAAAGTGTTTCCTATCGTTAAACTACTTGAGAATGTAGCTGCTCCTGTTGAGGCTATTGTTAATCTTGTAGTTTGACTTCCAATAGCAGCATTACCTGTTGCAAAATTTATACCTTCAAAACCACCGAGATTTAAAAAGTTTCCGTCTGTTGTAGGGGCATTTGCTGCACCTCTCCATATACCTACGTTTACAGTTGTTCCATTTGCTTCTCCAAGTCCAAGAATACCTTGTGCATTACCTGTAGCTACTTTAATAGTTCCTAAAACTTGTAAATTTGCAAATGGAGATGTAGTACCAATACCAACTAATCCACTTCCACTAACAAATAATCCGTTAGGATTTACTCTTAAGCTACCACTTATAATATGAGAATCTGTTAATGCATTTCCTAAATTCACTCCAGTAGCTCCTACTTGCAACTCAGTTCCTGTTGTTACAACAGCTAAAGATCCAGTCATACTTACTGAACCAGTAAATTGGTGTGTGTTTCCTAATATCGATCCAAAACGAGTTGAACCAGTAACAAAATCCACCGAGCTAGTAATCGTTTGTACAACTAACGTTTGTGCAGTTAGCGTTCCAGCAACCGTTAAAGCATCAGCGTATGATGCTGTTATTGCACGTGTAGCAAATGATGCTGAAGTGCTATTTAAAGCATAAGATGCGGATGTTGCATTTAATGCAAAAGATGCTGATGTTGCGCTCGCTGCAAACGATGCAGAAGCAACAGAGCCTGATAGCGTTATACTGCCTGAGGCTAGGATGTTGCCTGTTACTGTTAATGAACCTGAGATTATGGGTGAGTTAAGTATCATATTATTTATTTTCTAATTCTTGTACGCGTGCTGTTAGTTCTTGGATTGCTTTAATAAGCATAGGAACAAATACTGAATATCTTACAGATTTTGTTGTTGTACCTAAATCTATTTTTTTACCTGTTTCATTATCAGTTATAATATCAGGAGTTTCATAAACCATTGCAGGAAATATTTCTTCCAATTCTTGTGCAATTACTCCAAGCTGCTTTTTTGTATCATTTTTAAAATTAAAATTCTTTATTTTAACTTTAAGTAAATCATCAAGTTTTGGGGTTGTATCTATTATATTTTCTTTTAATTTTATATCAGACCACCCACTGTATGAATTTGTTCTACTATCAACATCGCCATTAGAAAAAACAGCAAATTTTCCTTCTGTTGAATCAGAAGCATAAATAAACCAGTTAGTTGTGTTGTTAGGACTTACATTAGGAAATGCAATTGAAATACCATAAGGATTTGATGATGCAGAATGTGTAAAACCAACAATACCCCAAGCTGCATTATTACTTCTTATTTCATGATTTGGGTCTGTAGCTCCTGCATATGTTCCATTGTTACTTAATTTTAAAAATCCAGTAGCGGATATACGCATACGTTCGGTATCGTTAGTATAGAATATCAAAGGTAAATTTCTATACTCGGCTAATATTGTTCTTGTTGCATCAGAATATAAAAAACCTGCTCTTGAATTACCTCTGTTTAATTCTAATACTGCATCTGTTGCATTATTAATTGATAAACCAACTGAAGCACCAATTAAGTTTGGACTTGTAGTACCTATACCTACGTTACCATTTCCTTGAACTGTTAAAAATGTTGTATTATTTGCAGCATTATTTACTCTAAATGCTACATCACTAGAATTTGTCCCACCTCTTACAATACCTCCGTAAGATTGTCCTGTTGTTGTGCTTCCCCATATACTTAATCCCCAATCATTTGCTGGTCCATAAGCCGTTACACTACTTGAAAATGTAGCTGCTCCGTTTCTATCTACTTTAAATACTTCTGCACTTGCGTTATTTGCTGATATTAAAGCAGTACTTGAACCACCCCAAGCGTGTGTAATTACTAAGGGAATATCTCCAATAGCATTACCTCTAAACCTTCCCGTACCTGATACATCAAGTTTAAAAGTATCATTAGTGTTTCCTATTGATAAATTACCTGAAGCGTTTAACGTCATTGCTTGTGTAAAGGATATAGCGTTACCTGCCGTTCCTGAAGGAGCGGTATGCCATTCGTGTCCACCACCAGATTGCTGATACCTTGAAGCTGCACCTGTTGTAATATATTTAAAATCACTACCATCATAAACTGTATTAGCTGATACAATTATATAGTTATTACTTGAAGCAATAGCACTATAAGTATTGCCACCTAATTGTAATGCAGTAAATTGACTCCACGCACTCGGTGTAACTCCAATTCCAACATTACCACTTCCCATTACTTGTAAAAGTGTAGACGTTTCTGCTCTATTTCTTACCAATAAAGCAAAGTCGGTTGAATTTGTACCTGCTGAAATACCAACCCCAAAAGAAGTTGATGTTGTGTTCCCACCTAAAAAATATCCTGCAAAACTTCCTGCATCACCTCTTACATCTAATTTACCATTAACAGGATTGTTTGTTGCAATACCAACATTTGTTCCATTATCATATACTAAGCTATCTCCTATTGTACTTGAACCTGTAAACTTAGGTAGGTAGTTTGTACTACCACTTCCTAATACTACAGCAGTTCCGTTTGAGGTAATATTGCCTGCTAACGCTAATGAACCCGTTATACTAACACTCCCTGTAAATTGGTGAGTATTTCCAATTACCGATCCAAATCGCGTAGAGCCAGTAACAAAATCCACACTTGAAGTTATCGTTTGTACTACAAGTGTTTGTGCTGTAAGAGTATTTCTTACTAATAAGTTATCTGCAGATGATGCAGTTGATGCATTCGTAGCGAACGAAGCCGAAGCAATAGAACCTGAAATAGTGACAGCACCTGTAGTTGTTAAGCTACCTGATACTATAACATTTCCTAGACTTGTTATCCCGTTACGGGCTATAAATTCATTTGGCATATACTAGTGCTTTGGTTCCCTGTCCCCAAAGCGGGGTTTTATATAAATATTTTTAAATAAATGTTGCTGTACTCTTTATACGCCATCCTGATGTATTAGTTTGAACATTAAATTGTACATCACCTGATACTACTATAACTGAACTAGTTACAGCTGTTGTTGTACCAATATCAGCAGTTGATACGTCGTTAAATTCTACTGTTCCACCGTTCCATACAGCTGTTACTTGACCTGCTCTAGCGTTTGAACCACTAGCTG